AACTTGAGTCCCGGAGACAGGAGCTTGGTGAACGTGCATTTACCAGACAGTATCTACTGGATGCTATGTCCGATGAAGAAAGAACATTCCCTGAGTATGCTCTGGCAAGAAGTTTCGATGTAATGTTAGCTGATATTGGTGATGGTGTCCGGGATAATTGGCCTACCTATGGAGGAGTTGACCTTGCTTCTGCCCTTGGTAAGAAAAATGCATACTCGGTTGTATGGACTATAGCTAAATGTCCTGAAAATGGTAAACTATATCTGAAAGAACTCTGGAGACAGAGAATACAGTTCAATGGAATCATGGAAGAAGTAAAGAACCAATGTAAAAGACATCGATGGAGACTTGCTTATGTTGAGAACAATGCATTCCAGCAAGCAGTTATTGATGCCCTTGAAGCTGAGGATAAATCTTTACCAATTGCAGGTTTCACAACTGGTGCATATAATAAAAAGCATGAGGAAGTTGGGTTACCGGGTCTTAATATTGCCTTTGAAAAAGGGTTATTTGCTATCCCGGCAGCTAAGTTTCCTTTGGCAGCAGACAATACAAGTCTACTGGCAATATTTATGGGAGAGCTTAGAGCACATCCGGGTGGAGAGTTCTCAGATACGATCATGGCTCTATGGTTTGCTTATAGAGCAGCTATCGAATGTGGTAGTGACTTTGAAGACGCTTATGCAGAAGCTGTTGCAGCAGCATAATTAAGGACAGGACTACAATGGGGATATTTAACTTCACCGACAATGGAAAAGGACGAACTCCAGCTCCCTCCTGGGCAAAAAAGATTGGTAAATCTATAGCCAATCTTTTTGACTTAGAGGTAGGCACTCAGCCTGTTGCCTGGATTGGTAACAAAGAAACAGTCACAGATAGCAATGCAAGTACTGGAAGCTCTGTGCTCATGCCTGATCTGTGGAGAATATTCAATGATCGTAGAAGTGTATACCTCGATATTGAACGTATGATTGCAGAGGATGAGCTTGTTTCTACAGCTATCGATATTGTTTCTGATAGATGTATAGGTAATGCAGATGCCCGGCAGTCATTCAAAAAACGAGGTAAACGAACAGCTTTTGCTGTGTCCTCGGATAGAGAAGACGTAAAGAAAATTCTGGATGCCCTGAATCTCAGAATTGATATCGAGGATACCATATGGCAGATAATTCATGAGTTTTTCCCTCATGGAAATTGCTTTAGAGAAGTCATTATTGATAAACAATTGATGATGATTAAGGGATTCAAGCAAACTGTTTCATATCAGATATGGCCTAAGACTAATGACCATGGAGATAAACTTCCTGGATGGTTGGTTGTAACTGATAAAGATGTAACCAACCAAGGTGGTAAAGAGCTTGAAGAATGGCAGATAGTTCCATTTATCTATGGTGCCAAAAAAGGATTTTTATCAGTTGCACCATTAGCATCTGCCAGAAGAAACTGGCAAAGGCTATCTAAAATGGAAGACGGAATGGCTGTTGCCCGTCTTGTTCGAGCTTACGATAAGATAGTGCATAAAATCCCGATTAAGACAGAATGGACTCGGGATGAGATTATGTCAACCATTAAACGCTATAAGGATGCTATAACCAAACGTAAACTCCAGGCATCAGATGGCTCTTTAATGAATACTGATAACCCTCTGGATGTTCAGACAGACTTCTACCTCCCAGACGATGGTTCTGGAAAAGGTGGAGTTAATATGCTTACAGCAAACAATACCCAGTTAGGTAACCTGAATGACGTTATCTACCACAGGGAAAAGTTAGTTTGTCGGCTGAAAGTTCCTATTAGTTATCTGCAGTTAATGACAGCTCAGAAAACCCATGTAAGTGGAACTGGGATGTCCGATGCAGATATTGCATTCGCATATACCCTTCAGCGTGTTCAGGACATCCTTGTTAGTGGTCTTGAACGTTTGTATGACCTGGAACTCATGCTTAATGGCATAGGCCCTGAAGAAGGTCTCTATACCATTGAGTTAGCTCCTATATCTACTCAGGATAGAGTTGAGGATGCTAATATTGAACTGACTTATGCTCAGGCAGCAGTCTACTTCGTTGAAGCCTTTGGAGCACTTCCTGCAGACCTCCTGGCAGACAAATTCATGCAGCTTAACCATGAACAGCAGGATATGATGAATGCATTCCTCAGTGCTGATGCTAAAAAGATAATGGATGCAAAAGTTAAGACTATTGAGAATGAAGCTATTGTCCCTAAAGCTCCTTCTCCAGGAAGTGGCAATCAGAATAAATCCAGAGCTGCCAGAAGCTCTGAACAAGTGGGTAAAAAGCAGAGTGTTAGCTTAGATTCTCTGGTAGATATCATGTATGCAGTATACAATGATATCTCTAATGACCTCCGTGAAGAAGGTCAGGACATACCTCCATTTAATGCTGCAGACCGTCTGGAAATTAGACAGAGCATTATCGATCAAATGACTGAAAGTGGAGAACTTAATGTTATTGCGTGAAACTATAGCAGAACATAATGAGGATGCTATTCTGTTTGATGAATTTGAATCGGCTATTGTTGGGCTTGTTGAAACTTTTGGCAAGCCCACTGTAGTCTGCTATGACAAAGAAAAGTGTATAAAGTTAATCCAAAAGTCTACCGGAGGCAAACGGGAAGAGGCAGAGGAATACTTCGAGTTTAACGTTATTGGTAGTTATCTGGGAGATAGTACACCTGTGTTCTTGACCTTAAACAAACATTTATGATTAAGCTAGTATCAATGGATTGTATCGATGGGCTTTACAGCCTAAAACCTAACAGTTATGATGTAATTGTTACCTCACCCCCATACAATCTGGGCATAGATTATAGTTGTAGCTATGATGATTCTATGCCCAGAGCTGATTATCTCAAGTGGATACATGAAGTTTGCACTGCTATGTATTCTGCCTTATCAGATTCCGGGTCATTATTCCTGAATGTTGGCTCTAAGCCTACTGACCCATGCATACCATTCGATGTATTAGGAATGATGCTAACCCAATTCAAATTACAGAATACCTTTCATTGGATAAAAAGTATCTCAGTAGATGACAAAAGTTATGGACATTACAAACCGATAAATAGTCCCCGGTTTGTAAATGATTGCCATGAGTATATCTTTCATCTGACAAAGAATGGAGATGTCCCTCTCGATAGATTGGCAATCGGAGTTCCCTATGCTGATAAGTCAAATGAGAAAAGATGGGATACCGGGTCAATGGTCAGGTGCCGGGGCAATAACTGGTACATACCATACCAGACAATTCAGAATCGAGATAATGATAGACCCCATCCTGCTACATTCCCAGTGGAAGTCCCGGAGATGTGTTTCCTGATACATGGGCTTGACCGGATTAAAAGAGCTTGTGACCCATTCGTTGGAATTGGTTCCAGTGCCATTGCAGCAAAAAAACTTGGGATACCAAAGTTTATTGGTATAGACTTAAATCCACAATATATAGAAAAAGCACAAGAACTTGTTGACGGATATAAACCTGAATGATATACTAGGGTTGTCGTTGAGTATACGTATTGATCTCCATTATGGAAAGAGGGGTTAGCCTAAAAAGCTGACCTCTTTTTTTTACATAGTAAATAGTTCAAAATAATTTTTTTGACAGGACACCATTACCGTATACACATTTGGTAAGCTGAATATAGTAAAAACATGCGAAGGAGTGAGACTGATGTCTAAAGTACAAGCAAAAGTTAAGTTACAGTCTCTCGACCCGACCACATTACGTGCATTTGTAAAGCAAAGCGTAGCAGATAAAGCTCTGGTTCTCCAAGACCACTACCATGTAGCTGGTTCAATGGAAGAGCATCTTTCGATGGTTCGTAATGCTTTCAATGAGTGGAAACGTGAAGAAGAAAACTCTAAGTATTACTGGAGTGGTATTCTTGGCGTATTTGCTGATTCCATCGTATTCTGTTGTGACTCCTACCCTAATGGGGAATTTGAGTATTGCTCAATGACCTATACAGTCGGAGCAGATGGGATAATGTTTTCTGGAGAATGCACTCCGATGTCAGTCACGGTCGTAGCAACTGCTCTTGGCATGGATGCAGAGGAAGAAGAAGGAGACCAGTCTGCTAAGGTAGCTGAAACTCCAACTATTCAAACAAAGGAGGAAGACATCGTGGAAGTAAAAGATGAAGTAACTGCTCAAGATGGTAGCACCAGCGCAACAGTTATTACCACTGATACACCTGTTGGCAAAAGTAGTGATAACCCGAAAGTTGGGACTCCCAAGACTGATGCCGAATCTCCTGGTGCATCCGTTCCTGAGATACCTACTGAAGCAGAATCAAGTGCCCCTAAAGCTGAGAAGTCAAGTGACATCCCAGTTGGTGAAGCCCAAAGAGTTGGAGCTTTAGGAGTTGTTGCCACTGAGATGGCAAAAGCTGCTGCTGGCACAAAGCAAGCTGATTTTTATGGCAAGGATGAGTTTATCGTCCAATCCGGGAATCATGACCTTGCAGAACAATCCATGAGTTATATCACTGTTCAGTCTATCGATGAGAAGACTGATGGAAGCAAACTCATGAAAATCCAGGGTATTGCTACCAGGGGTGATATTGTCAACAGTAAGGGTGAAGTTTATCCGACAACTGTCTGGCAAGCAAACATGCCAAAAATGAACGAACAGGCATCTGCTGGTAAGTTCCTTGGCAAGCTTGAGCACCCGGCTGAAGAGCAGGGTCTGGTTGATGCAGCTATCAAGTTTGAGAAGTTCTGGATGCAGAACTCAGACGTATGGTTTGATGCTACAATTATCCCAACTGAACCTGATGGCAAAAATCTCCAAGCTCTTATTGAGTCTGGGGTTCAGGTTGATCTGTCTTCCAGGGGTTATGGGCAGTTTGCTCAGAGTGACTGGAGAGGCCAGAAACGTAAAGTCATGCAAGACGGCTTTGTCTGTACAGCTTTCGATGCTGTGTGGCAAGGGGCAAGCACCGGAAGTGGTGTTAAAACCGTAACATATCAAAGCGATAATGTCGCTAAGGGAGAGGACAATCCAGTGGAAAATAAAACTCAATCTGCAGAAGATCGAGCAGCAGCAGTTAGAGCCACAGTTGCTCTCGCTGATACCAAAAAGGGCTTGCTTGAGCAGTCTGGTCTCAGTGAAGTCGGCTTAAAGGCTTATCAGGCAGCTATCGATAAGGCTGATTCTATTCAGTCACTGATGGATGCATCTGATGTAATCCTGCCTAGTCTTCAGTCGGTATTCCCGGCTGTAGCCACAGAAGTTGTTGAGCAGTCTTCAACTTATTCACCTACTTTCTACACCAAACAGTCTGCTGAGGAAAGAGCACCCCAGACCGTTGGTGAGATGATCGAAAGACTTGTAGCTGATCTGCCTGACAAGTATGAAGGCCAGAGTGCTCCTATTGGGAATACTCCTTCTCACTTGACCAGTCCAAGAGCTGCTTGTCGAATGATCTTGCAGAATACTGCTAGACTCAGCGAAGGTCAGTTCAATGGCCCTGCAGCAGCACGTAGTCTTCTGGCCCTGGAACAGGGAAAGACTGAGCTTGCTCAGGACATCCTGCTTCAGAGTGTAAATCAGTCTCTGCCAACTGGGGCAACTACGGTTGCTGGTGATGGTGCTCCTCTGAGCAACTATCTCATATTCCCACTTATCCGCAGAGTCTTCCCTCAGTATATCCTGAGTGAGATTGCAGCTATTCAGCCGATGGATAGACCAAACGGTAAGATTTTCTGGCTTGACCAGTATCGAACCGAAGACCCAAGCGCAGGTCTTGAGTCTCGTATTGACCTGAACACTTCGAGTTCTCCGTTCAATACTTCCTATGCTGACAATGCCACTGAAGGTCTTGCTGCAAGGATTATCAGAATGAAGCTCTCCAGTGAGCTGGTTGAAGCCAAGACCAAGAAACTCGGAGCTGCATGGTCTATCGAAGAGATGCAGGACTTGAGAGCATACCATGGTCTGGATGCTGCTCAGGAACTCCTGGGTGGTGTGGCTAGAGAGCTTGCTCTTGAAGTCAATGCTGAAGTTCTGAACGACATGATTCTCCAGGCAACTGCTGGTGCTCTGACTTTCGGAACTACAATCCCTGCAAGTGGATTCGTTAATCAGCCCGAGTGGGATGCCTATATCTGGAACTATATCCAGAAAATGGACAACATCATATTCGGACAGAGAAACGGAGCTATGACCCACCTGATCTGTGGTATGGATGCTGCTCTTGCTCTGGCTAAGTCCATGAGAGGCACATTCTCCATCGGTGGTGGTGCCAATGGTGACGGTTCAATGGAAGGCCCATATCCTGGAGTTACCTTCTTCCCGATTATGACTGCTCCTAACGGAAGCAGATACAGAATCATGAAGACCAACTTCTGGGCATCTGGAACTACAAATGGTTCCAAGGTTATGTGCTTCAGACGTGGAACTGAGTGGAATGACACTCCGTACATCTATGCACCATATGCCGACTTCACCACTCCTATGTTGACCGACCCGTCAACATTCGATCAGAAGCAGGGTATTATGACCCGGTTTGCAAAGAAATGCGTTACTCCTAACGCAATCGGAACAATCACCGTGTCCTCTGCTGTTGGACAGCTTGTATAAGCCCTAACGGGTTTTACACTAAAGGCCCTCTGATGTAATAGTCAGGGGGCCTTTTTCATGCTATACTGTTTCTATTATGAATACATATATATACAACCCAAGTAAATGTCCACAATTCTTTGGAGCAGATGTTGTGCTCCAACCTAACAACTATTGTGTAGTACCGAACAAACTTGCTGAAAGTCTTAAAGAATCAAATGTACCGGTACACTTTGAAGGGTCACCAGAGTTTCAATCTCTATGGGTAGAAAACAGACCTGATAAGACACCCGACCAAATGGTATAATGATTGGGATACTAATAACCAGGAGCTACTATAATGGCTGTAACAGTTGATACAATAACTAAAAGACTAACCAGTAGAAACTTTCCAATGAGACTTATTCAGGCAGGTCTGCAGGAAATATTGGATACAGCCTTGGAAGAGATGAACAACTACTCTCCCATAACTACCTATGCCATATTCGATACTGTGGCAGACCAACAAGACTATAAGATTTTTGACCCTGATGATGCAGTCTTAGCTGGATTTGCTGCTAATGCCTCATTTATCAAAGAAGTATACTGGAACCCTGCTGGAGACTTTTCCAGTCTAAATATATTCTCTCCAGGGTGGTATACAGTAAACCAAGTGCTACTGTTTACTGGTGGATACTTTCATCAGATGTCCCAAATGATGATTCTAAGACAGGAACTCAATGCATGGCATGACCAGTTTGGTAGTCAAGGGTATGAAATTATAGGGCCAGTTGGAGCAGCAGGTTCTGTACTAAGACTATTCCCAACCCCCCAAGATTCTAGTATAAAGGTAGTTGTAGAGTTTGGAACACCAACCACTTTAGAATTGATTGCAGATAGCCAAGTTGGAGACCTTATGGACTGGGTATACTACTATGCTGCAGAAGCTATTGCTAATAAGTATGCTACTACTGCTGGCATAGATTTACTAGGCTTTGCTGATTCAACTGCTGCTATGAAATACTGGGCAGGTAAAGCTGAAGGGTATAACAAAAGCTGTATGGATAATCAGTCTGGGCCACATGGAGCAGTAGCACGATCATGATAGAATATGCTGGAACAAGACAAGCTGACTTTCGAGCACGTTTACTTGAAGTTCTTGATGCTATGGCAGAAATGATGCCCGGCATGGTTGTTTCTGTTGAAGTATGGAGACCTGCTATAGTAGATCATAGTGGCTATGCAGATGAACAAGTAGAAGTTTGGGTTCGTGTAGATGAGGATGTTCCAGGATTTAGATTTCAGACCCGAGATAGATGGTTTGAGCTTGGAGTAGGTATAGTCCGTCAGAACTGGGATTGGTTGATCTTACCTGATGGGCTTAGCATAAAGACTGATGACCATGTTATTATCCAGGGAGATGTCTTTATGGTATCTGAGTCCGAAGAACAGGGTGGAGTCTTCCGATGTAAGCTGAATAGCCAGATGACCAGATTTGTAAGACCTCCCCGGAGTGCTCCTACATATAGGCAATTAGGAATGAAAGCAAGCATAGTATGAGCTTTTTGCATGTAAAAAAGGCGTCTAACCAGGACTTCAAAATGATATACAAAGTTGTTACAGACGCAAGTATTGCTGGTCTTGCTGAAGTTCGTCCTATAGTCCAAAACACTTTAGAGCAGATTGTTGGAACCCAATATTATAGTTTACTTGCTCTGAAAAAAATGGGACATCCATATAAAAGTCATCCTCCTGGTGGATTAAAACCAGGAATTATTAACTACCAGACTGGTGATTTCTATAAATCATTTAGAATTACTGGGCCACAAAGGGCAGGTTATAGACTTACACTATGGGTAGAAAATGATAATGTTCTGGGTGAGCTGCTTGAATCGGGCACAGCCAGAATGATTAAAAGACCATGGCAGAACTTACTTATGTGGAACCTACAACGTAGTATAACACCAGTCCTTGGTGCTTTAATATCTAAAAATATAAAGCTAAGGTGGAAAAACTAATGGCTGATACAACAGCATTTATCGATCATATCAGAGATACAATAGCTGCTGACCCTCAGTTCACTACTGATGGATTCAGCCATGAGCAAGTATATCGACAATATCTGCCACAGGTTAAAGACCCCGGATTTCCCTGTATAACACTTGCTTTTGAAAAAGATAAAGCAGAAGTATTTGCTAGTATATTCAGTGGAGTGCTTTATGTATCTGTCTATACTAAACAGTTTGTTCAGACTCAATCTGTTTCTGACTGGATTAGTAGACTACTCCACACTCATACATTCTCAGATGGTTCTCTGGTATTGTATAAATGCCAGGAACAAGGTGGCCCACCAACCCCAAGCTATGATAAAGAGACTAAGACATGGGAATCCTCACAGGGATTTGATGTTTGCTTTGGATAAAATATTTTTCATAGGACAGGTCTACGGCTTACCTTTATGCTAAGCTAGTATTAGTAAATCCTACAGAAAGGGAGACCTACAATGCCTATTCAGAATAAAGACAATATCTCCCTGGGCATCGGCAACCTTGAGTTAGGCACTTACACGAATGATGTGTTTGATGCTTATGCTGATGTTGGAGCTATCAAAAGTGAAGTTACCATTGAACACAACAGAGAAGTCTTAGACTTTGAAGCTGGTCGTCCTCTGGTCACTATCTTGCAGGAAGTCATTCGTGAGTCTGTTACAGTTGCTGCAACCCTCGCTGAATTGAATCTTGCTACACTCAAAATGGCTCTGGGCCAGGGCAATATCACTTCGGGCACAACGACTTCTTTCCTTGATGGCACTCAGACTGCTCTACTGGGGACTCTCCAGACGGGCAAGACCCAGGTTCTATCAGGAACGTTGTTCAAGTTCGGTGGAACTCCGACTCATGCCTTTGTTGGCTTACGTTTCACTCACGTAAAAGCCAATGGCAAGAGGCAGATATTTGAAGGCTTCAAAGCTTCCCCATCCGGGCAGCTCAGTATGCCATTCAGAGAATCTGATTGGAACCTTATGGCTGTATCGTTCCGTTTGCTTGCAGATACTACGAGAACAGCAGGGGAACAATATTACCAGTTCCTAATTGAACAGTAATAAGTTGTTTTCTGTCCGGGCAGCATGTTACAATGAAGCCAGCATTCTTATCAGGATGCTGGCTTCAATCTATTTAGGAGGCAATTTAAGTGGCAAAGCAATTTAAGTGGAATCCCGAATGTCTGGTACCATCGTCTATAGACATAGACTTTGGCCCAGCAGACCCTGGAGGGCCATTCATTCTCCGAGAGTTATCAAGAACTGATCTCTTAACATTCATCAATGAGTGCATTGAGAAGAAGTTCATTAAGGAAGACGGAGAACGAGAAGCTTTTGGTGTAGTTGTCAAAGAGCAGGAAGAAGTTATCAATAAATACTTTGCTCTGGCAACCAGTTATGGTGACGAAAAGAATAAAAGAACCCCTGAGTTCTTTGCAACCCTGGAAATTCCAACTATGGCCTATGGTGATCTTATCGAGGCATTCTTCAACGTCAACCACCTTGATGAGATTTTGGCTACAGGGGGAAACTGGCTAATGCTTCCGACCGTGAGAGAGATACAGAAGCAGACGGAAGCATCGGAGAAAGAGTAGCAACTGAATCTATCCCCGGTAGTGACTTTGCAGGAGTTGTAGACTGCCTTACCGGGGATAAAGGTTGGAGTATCGAATATACGATAACTCTAACTTTCAGGCAGATTGCAGTTCTCTGGGAACGTTACTGGGATAGAAAAATGTGGGATTTAAGACAACAGGCCAAGATGAGTGGTCTAGGAGTTCTTGGAGGAGGAAGTCAACCTTCGGGAGACTCTAATGCAAAAAGCATTGATGCTACCAGCGATGGTGGTATAATGGAAATGCAATCAAGAGGGTTACCAGTTAAAATCATGCCTGTGGAGTAAATCATGCGCTTAAACATCGGAGTTGATCTAGCTGCATTTCAAGCCAGTCTAAAATCGGCTGAAACTCTTGTCGATGCATCAATGGGTCGAATGCAGACCAGGATTAATGCTATTCATGGCCCCAACTTTGGTGGGGGTGGTGTTGGCACTAATTTAACCAGGGGTGGAAACCAACTTGTTAATGCTGTATCCGGTATGGGAGCATTAAGCACAGGTCTTGGTATTGGTGCTGCTGTTACTGGCATGGCCATGCTTGAACAGGGTTTCTCCAGAGCAATCCGCAAAGCTAAAGAGTTCCAGACTGCTACTCTTGCTATAGCTGCTACTTTGGGTTCTATCGGTTCCTGGCAAGGTGCTGGAAATCGACCTCTCCCTCAAAGTCAGCAAGCACAAAGAAACATGTGGGAAGCTGAAAAGTATAGACAGACTATTCTTGTACGTTCAGCTAAAAACATCCTCACATTCGATGAACAGTTACAATCATTCCAATCTGGTCTGGCTTCTGGTGCTCGTAAAGGTCTAAAGCCTGACCAGATCATGAAACTCACTGAACAGACAGCTATTGTCGCTAAAACCCTGGGTCTCCGGGGTGAACAGATATCGAATGCTTCCCGTCTACTCATGGGTGGTGGTGTAAACGTTGCCCGATCTACTATTGGTAGAGCACTGGGTATATCGAATGCTGATATTTCAACCCGGTCTGGCCCTCAACTTGAAAGATTCCTTCAGAGTAAGATGAAGGGATTTGACCAGATGCAATCCAAGTTTGAAGGTTCCATTGAAGGTATGGTATCAACTCTGGAAGCTAAGATCGATGTCTTATCAGCCAGAGCTGGTGCTAAGTTCATGAAAGGGATTGCTCCAACCCTCAAACAGATTGGAATGCTCTCAGAACCAACCAGAGACCAATTTGCTAAGGGAGCAAAGGGCACAGAGCAGTTTACTAAATCTCTAAAGAGTTATCAACAACAATCTAAAACTATGGATACTCTTGTTAATTCAGCAGCTAAGGGGTTTAATGGTTTATTCAATGGTGTTAAGGCTGTAGTTGAGTCTGACTCATTCAAAACTCTTTTAGACATATTAGTCCGAATAGCAAGTGTCTCAAAGCAGATAATGCTGGCAATGGTATTCTCTAAAATAGCCAGTTCTGTAATGGCAGCAACAGCAGCTATGCAAAGATTCCTGGCTGTGTCAGGTCTTGCTGGTCGTTCAGGTGGAATAGGTGGAGTAGGCCCAATGGGGACTATGCCTATGGACTTAGCCAGAGCTACTTTAATGGCTAGTAATAGAGGATTACTAGGTGTAGGAGCAACAGGAGCTGGAGGAGCTTTAGGTCTTGCTGGTTATGGTTCTGGAATGCCAATTCTTAGAGACCCAACCAGAGCTGGTTTAAGAGCTGCAACTGCTGCAAGATATATGCGTGGTAATGATCTGCTCATGGAACGGGGTGGTGCTGCAGGAGCTGTAAGTGCTTTAGGCTATGGAGCTGCCAATGACCCAAGTATAGCTGGTAGAATAGGCACCAGAGGCCAAAGAGCAATTGCAAGAGCTGCTAATGCTGCTGGAAGAATGGATTATAGGTCTATACAAAAAGCACTTCCTGGATTAGCACAAGAAGAAGCTAATCTTGCTGCAAGAATCCCATGGCTTAGAAGCACTGGTGATTCTGCAGGAGCAACTGCTGCTGAAGGCCGATTACGCGATATACAAAGTGAACGTCAAGCTCTGATAGCTCAAAGAGAAGCCATCCCAACCAGAAATTTACCATGGGGTGGTCAGGTAAGTAGAAATTTACAGGCTACAGGTGCCGGGTTGATGAATAGACTTCCCATGGGTGTAATGGGTGTAATGGGAGGTCAGATGGTTAAAGAGGCCGGGTGGGGTGCCACTGGAACTCTTTTAGGCTCTGGTATTCAAGGTGGTGCTCTCGGGTATATGCTTGGTGGTAACCGACCTGCAATGGGTGCTGGTATTGGTGCTCTTGGAGGTATAGGTTCTGGTGTAGCCCAACTTGGCAAGACTGCTAGTATGGTAGACCTGAAAAAGGGGACAACCCTTGGTCAGTATGCTGCAATGTCTGCAGGTGGAGCAATGAAGTGGGGTGCTACTGGAGCAATGATCGGAAGTATGGTTGCCCCAGGAGTAGGGACTGCAGTTGGTGGTGGTATTGGAGCTGTTGCTGGAGGAATCCTTGAACCTCTTATCTCATCCATGCAAAAAGCTGAAGAACAGGCAAAAGCATCTGCAGCAGCACTTGCTGACATGGCTGATAGATTCCCATTAGGAGCAAAAGTAGCTGATCTTAAATCTGATCTTAGGGCTATAAACAAGAAAATAGCTCCACTACAAAAAGACATAGAAGCTGGTAAAAACCAGGCACCAGGTAGTGCTGAATATATGTCTGCAGAATGGGCTAAAAAACAGATTGCTCCTCTTCTTAAAGAAAGAAGTGGCATAACTCGTAAAATAGGTGAAACTACTGACCAAGCTTACTTCAAAACTACTAATGATCGAAGAGCTGAAAGAATAGCAGCTCTTCAGGGCCAAATTCAGTTATACTCTGGTTCCATGAGCCAGGGGCCTTCTGCTCGTAAAAAGTTACTTGGTCTACAAAAAGAACTCAGTATGCTTAATGTTGAGGCAAACATACGAAGTATTCCTGTGGCATATAACGATTATGAAGCTGCCCAGAAAATGAGAGGCCCCCAGAGAGAGGCATACTCTACTCAAAAAGAATGGGATGCAGCAGTAAAAGTCTGGGAAAAAACTCCATATGCTAAAGAGCTTCAAAGAAAATATGCTCAGTTCCAAAAAAATCCTGATAACAAAGGTATTGGTTATGAGCAATGGACTACCAATAGGACTGAGAATGAAAAAACCAGACTACAAAGAGCTGCTGCTCCTGGTATAAAGAGTCAAATTGGTACTAAGATCGATCTGGAACGTATGGATATTGGCTATGGTGGTCAAGCTCTAAAAGCTCTTAGCCAGGGTAAAAGAGGCCTTGCTGAGTATATAAGCTATAAAAGTGAACAAACCCAAAAAGCCAGTCAGTATGACAAGGGTCTTGATGACCCCGGATTCAAAAAGTATCTAGCTGCTCAGCTTCGGGAAAGACAAAGAAACATAAAAGAGGACTATAGAGCTAAGGCTTTTGATCTGGAATCTACACAAATTGATTTACAAAGATTGGGTGTATCACGAAAAAGAGCAGCAGAGGATACTCCAAGAAAGATTCAGCAGTTAAAGTTAGAAGCTGTAAATATCGATATAGCTTCTCGACAAACAACCCTTGATCTGACTAAGCTGAAAGCAACAGGCTTGGAAAGAATTGCTTTACAGGATGCTCGACTTGGTATAAATAGTCAACGATTAGGTCTCCAGGCACAGTCTTTACTTGATGAACGTCAACAGATCGGGATAAACATGTTCAGGAATGAACAGGCCCGAACCAGGGTTGGTCAAGACTATCCTCTGAATCTGGCTGAGGGTAATCTTAACCTACAGACAGCACAGATGGGCCAGAGAGCTGCAGCAGGGGCACCTGCCTTATTCTATGGAGGTATGGGGCCTGTTCAGGGAGCAGCAGCTTCTATCCGCAATTATGTAGAATCTGAATTTGCTCAGAAGTTTGACCCGGCAGAGTATGAAGCTGCTTACCGGGACAAGCTGCAGATGGAAGAAGAGCAGTTACGTATTAACCAAAAACTGGCTGATATCAATACTAAAAGAGCACAACTTGGGCTAGATAGAATTGAAGAGGACTATGCAAATACTCTTACCGACCTAACCATGCAGATGAAAGGTCTACTCATTAGTAAAGAGACTAATGCTCTTGATAGAAAGGCCAATGTCATAGACCAAAGACAAAATGCAGTAGACATTGTTGAACAACAATTTGCAAGAGCACAGTATGGTCTCGATATAGAAAAGCTTCAAAGTCAACAAGCAGGTAATGCTTTTGCTGCCAGTGGTAATGCACTAGAACAGGGTAGGGTATCCGAGGATGCTGCAATGCAAGCCAAGGATGATTCAAGAGCTTATAGGTTACTAACTGAAAAGTATGGAATGCAATCCAGGAGTGTCGCTGAAGCCAGACAAACTTTGGGAGATGTAGTTGGTATACCTAAAGCCAGTCTATCAATTCCTGGTTCTCTTGGAGGGCTAATTCAAAAGGGTAATACTGTTGGTGGGCCAGGAATAGGTATCGGCCCAGCAGGTATGACTCCACAAGCTCTTCAAGCTTTACAAACTATGCCTGGAGCACAAGCTAATGCAGCTTATAACTCAGGGGGTGTTACCACAAGTAACAATAGTTTACCTAATACTATGGGTGGTGGAGTAACCGTAAATGTGGGTGACATACATGGAGGTATGGATGC